CTACCCGCTCTTCCCCGCTCCCGCGAGCTGCGCCAGGTGCTCGTCCTTGCGGGCGGAGCCGGCGGAGGAGCCGACCCAGTAGCTCACCACCGACGTCGCCATCGCCGAGAGCGAGCCGAGCAGCAGGTTCAGCACCGTCTCGCTCCCCGCCGGCAGCGCCTTGGTCAGCGCGACGCACATCACCAGCCCGAACGTGACGAGAACCACCAGCGAGACCACCGGCGCGCTGTACGCCACCGCCGACTTTGCCTGCGCCAATGCCACCGTCTGCCCGCGCGCATTGGCGACGTCGGCGAGCTGTGCCGCCAGCGCGTCCATGTCGGATTTGCGCGACGCCGCCTCGGCGTCCGCCGCGATGCGCGCGAGCTCCACGCGCAGCTTGCCCGCCGCCTCCGGGTCGCGCGCCACCACGGCCGCCTGCGCCGCTGCGTCGGGCGTGCCGGTGACGGTCGCCACCACCTCACCCACCTGCCGGGTGACCGTCTCGGCGGTGCTGCCGAAAAGCCATTTCGCGATCTCCGGCGCGAGTGAGATGACGAGCGGAATGAGCGCGCCCATGGCGGCCTCCTATGCGGTGAGAGCGAGGGATTGATACGGCAGCCGGCACAGCCGGCGCGCCCAGCCGGCGCCGAACGCGCGCCAGGTCGGCAGCCCCGCCATGAAGGCGAGCCGCAACGCGAGATACTCGGCGCACAGGGCGGCGCCCTCGCCCGCGCGCGCATGCAGCGCGGCGAGCGTACCCGGCCCGATCGCGCCGTCCTGCGCCACGCCCAGCGCCGCTTGCAGCCAGCACGCGGCGCGCGCGACGCCGTTGTTCACCGCCGCGTCGAACACCAGCAGCGCGAGCGGCGGCGGAAGCTGGTCGCCCGCCACCCGGTCCCAGAAGTCGCGGCGGTAGAGCGCGCCCGCCTGGGCGAAGGTCAGCGCCTCGATCGCCTCGTCCGGATAGGCGGCGGCGCTGATGCCGAACTTGGTGCCGTTCAGCGCCCCCGCGCCGCAACGCCCGCCGGTCCAGTTGCCCGGATCGCGAGCGTCGCGCGAGAAGCCGCCCTCGCTGTCGACGACGACGGCGAGGCATTGGTCGAACAAGCTCATCTCACGCCGTCCCCGAATGATCGTGACACCGGCCCCGGCTTGCCTGACCGCCGCTCAGCGGTGGACGAACCCGACCGCCGTGTTCCAGCCATAGGCCGCGAGCGCGAGCAGCGCGGCGGTGAGCAGGCTGCGCCAGAACGCCCAATCCTCGCGGCTGACGAATTTTTCCGCGACGTCCTTCAGGCTCTCGCGGAACAGCTCCGCCTGACCCGCCAGCGCCGCCGTGAAGCGGTCGGACATGCCGCGCAGCGCCGCGTCCAGCTCCGCGTCACGCAGCGCGAGCTTCTCGAGCGCGATCACCACGTGGCGCATCTGTTCTTCGAGCCGCGCCAGCCGGTCCACGACCTCGTCGGCGATAACGGAAGGCGGCGGCAGGTTGAGCGAAGCCGGCTGACGCATCGCGCGTCTCCTGTGTCTGTTCGTCGGTCACGAGCCCCACTTGCTCGTTGCGTATGAAACCAGCGCCTGCAGTTGGGTCTGCGTCGCCGCGGCGGCCCAGATATCCACCTCGTAGAGATATCCGTCGAAGGTGAACGCGGGCGATCCGGGCTGGCCGCCGAGGAAGAAGGAGTCCCACACCGAGCCGGCCTGGCTCAGGCTGCCGGTGATGCCCGTCTTCGGCGCGAGCGTCGTGTCGCCGTCCACCACCACGCTCATCGTGGAGGCCGTGCTGCTGAAGCTGCCGGCCACTTTCAGCAACACGTTCTTCTGCGTCAGCGACGCATTGCTGTCCTTGCAGGAGCCGAAATTGCCGACCGGGTTGCGCCCGGCCCCGACCCACGGCGTGCCCGTCGTGGAGGCCTGCACGTTGAACGAGTTCGCCCCCGTCGTGTTGCCGCTGTAGGCGAGCGAGACCGGCACGTACGGCGTCGAGCTGTTCGCGTCCGACACCAGCTCGAACACCGCGAGCACGGTGAGCGGGCCGCCCATCAGGCCCTGCATCCAGCTCGCCCCCGCAAGGTTCTGCAGGAACTGGCCCGACGCCGATTGGAAACGCAGGCCGGGCAGGCCGTTGCGGCGGTTCAGGATGAGCGCCGGCGCCTTCGCGGCCGTCGTTTGCGCGACGTGCCAGCCATTGCCCGACAGGTCGGCCAAGCCCTGCACCGGGCCGAAATTGGTCGCCTGCCACGTCGTGCGCGCCGCGTCCGCGAACACCGAGGACGGGTCCGACACGTCGAACTGCGCGACCGGGCTCGCGAGCGCCGGCAGCGCGGGCGAGGCCGCGACGGTGAACGCGGCACTCGCCGCGAGCGGCGTGCCGCCCGTCGCCGCCGCGTAGATCAGCGCGCGGTACGAGCCGTAGCGCTGCGGCGTGAGCGCGATGCTGCCGGACGCGCCGGCGATCGGCTGGCGCGTCCCCTCGTCGGCGCCCGCGGTGTTGAGCACGATGTAGGCGGGCGGGGTCGCGAGGGCGTAGGTGAAATTCCACGCCGTGCCCTGCGTCGCGGCGCTGCCCGAGACGGTCGCGGCCGCGGGCGCGGGCGCCGTCATCGCGGCGGCGGCGCCGGTGAGCATGAGTTGCCGGCCGTTGCCGCCCACGCCGTCGGCGGTGTTGTTGTCGTAGATGCCCGAGGCGATCGCCGTCGCGCTGTCCCACGGCAGGCGATACCAGATGTCGAGCGCCTGCGTGTCGGCGGGCGCGGCGGCGAGCGTGAGCGCGATGCGCGTCGGGCTCGACGTGTCGACGGCGGTGATCGCGAGCGCGCCGGTGCGCGTGCCCGCCGGATAGACGGTGAACTGCGACGCGGCGGTGCCGGTCTGCACGAGCGCGGTGCCGCCCGCCTGCGCGACCGGCAGCAGGATCTGCGCCGATCCCGCCGCGCGCGTGGGCGCTCCGGCGAAGGTCGGTCCCTGGTCGCCCCAGGGATCAAGGCCGATCGCGCGTGCGAAGGCGCGGTAGAAGTGCCGCGCGAAGGTCACGTTGCCCGCTTGCGTGGGATGCACGCCGCCGTTCGCGGTCATGATCGCCGCGTCCAGCCCATCCACCTCGAGGGCGAGCGGGTCGGCGGCGATGTAATCCTGCTGGCCGGCGCGGATCAGGCCGATGGTCGGCACGTCGTATTTGGCGGCGGCATCGCTGGTGATCGACGGGATGCTCGACAGCAGCCGCTTGAACGACGCGGCCGGGAAGGACGCGGCGAGCGCGGCGAAGAACGTCGCGAGATTCGCCTTGTAGCCGGCCTCGGTATTCAGCACGCCGTTGCCGCCGCTCAGCCGCGCGTCGTTGTGCCCCTGGCACCAGAGGAACGCGGCGAACTTCCCGCCAGCCGCCTGCAGCACCGAGGAGAGCGCCGCGAAGAGACCGACGCCGTTGTAGCTCGCGGCCACCGGCAGCCACTGCGCCGAATACGTGCCCGTGTAGGCGTAGCCCGCGAGCGCGCAGGTGACGCCCGTGCCGGCGACGGCGAGGCGCAGGAACTCCGCGGCGAAGGCCGAGCGGTACGGCCCCGCATCCGCGGGCGACGCCCAGGCGGTCGCGGCCGTCGGCAGCGCGGCGCCGTCCCAAGCGGCGAGGCAGGTGCCGCGCGGATCGGCGGCGGTGCCCGCGCCCGCGAGCGTGGTCGCGTCGCCGCTCTCCGTCGTGCCCCAGAAATCGGCAGCGAGCGACTGCCCGGCGGCGGCGATCACCTCGCCCACGCCGAATTTCGCGGTGGTCGCGATTGAGCCGTATTCGCCGTTGGCGCGCAGGTCGAGCAGATACCAGGTGCCGGACGCCGGCAGCGTGAGCGTCACGCTTCCCGCGCCGGCCGCGAGCGGCGCCGCAGCGGTCGCAAGCCGGCTGTCGGTCCAGTCCTGCAGCGGCGCGCCGGACGGATCGCCCGCGTCGCGCAGCCGGTATTCGAGCAGGCTGACCGGCACGGCGGGCGCGATCTGGATCGCGCAGGCGCCGGCGCCGCGCGAGAAGGCACCGCCCGCGCGCGTGTCGCGCTGAAAGACGCGTCCGGCGGCGGGCGAGACGAGGCCGAGACCGCCGGCGAAGGCCACGCGGCGATGCGCACGCAGCCCGCTCAGCGAAGGCGCGTAGATCGACATGGTCGCGCGTCTCCTACTGCGTGTTGCCGACCACGAAGACGCGCCCCGCGCCGGTGCAGACGAGCGTCATCGCCGCCCCCTGCCGCGCGGTCGTGAAACTCGCCGGCGACTTGTCGGAGACGAGCGTGACGCTGCCCGCGACGCCCGCGACCAGCGTGCCGGCCTGCACCGTCACCTGCCCCGCGCCCTGCTGCTGGACGGTGTAGGAAATCCCGGCACCCAGATCGTTCGCGGTGACGGTCACGGCGGCGCTGCCGGTGTAGGCGATGAAGCCGAGGCTGTCGGCGAGCGTGGGCGTGTCGGCCGCGGTCGCGCTCGCGCGGAACGGCGGCACCCAGGCCGGCCCCGTCGGTCCGACAGCGCCCGCCGGACCAGCCGCGCCGGTTGCCCCGGTGGCGCCAGCCGCGCCGGTTGCGCCGGCAGGCCCGGCCGGACCCGTCGGCCCCTGCGGCCCGGCCGGACCCGTCGGCCCCTGCGGCCCGGCCGGACCCGTCGGCCCCTGCGGCCCGGCCGGACCGGCGGGGCCGGTCGCGCCCGCTGCCCCCGACGGGCCGGCGGGACCCTGCGGGCCGGGCGGACCCTGCACGCCGGCGCCGCCTCCGCCACCGCCGGACGTCGCCGAGATCGTGCCGTTGGCGTCGATCGCGACGTTGCTGCCGGCCGAGAACAGCCCGCGCAGCAGGGACAGCGCCATGCGCCGCGGCGCGCCCGCGCTGTTGAGCACCACCTCGTCGGTCGCCATCAGACTCGTCTGCGGCGGGAAGCCCGCATGGTCGGCGCCCGTCGCCGCCAGCACCGCCGCCGACAGCGTCAGCCCGGTGCCGACCGCCACCGGCTCTGGCCCGCCCGGGCCGACGCTCACCCGCCCGAGCAACTGCCCGGTCGGCGCGATCACCGCCGGCTGCAGCCCGGTCAGAACGGTCGCGACGGTGGCGACGCTCGCGACGCCGTTCTGGCTCAGCAGCAGCTCGTCCTGCGGGTTGACCTGCGTCGCCTGCGGCAACTGCGTGATGGTGGGCATCGGCGCCTCGCGCTTTGCGGTTGGATCGGAAGGGAGCGAAGGCGGATCAGGGCGCGGCGGGCGCCAGCACCAGCGGATTGCCGTTCTGGTCCGTCACCGGCGCGCCGGTCGCGTCGGTCAGGTCGGCGACGCCCGCCGCCGGCGTCGAGAGCGCGAGCACCGGCAGCAGCACGCTGCGCTGCACCGCCCGCCCGTTGAGCGTGCCGATCACCAGCGTCACCGTGTAGGTCGTGCCGCTCTGCCCGCCGGCGAGCCACAGCACCGCCGCCGCGCCGTCGGCCGAGCTCGCCGTTACGGTCAGATCGCCCGGTGCGTCGGGGCTGATCGTGACGTCGAGCGAGGCGATCGCATCGCCGTCATTGCCGACCAGCGCGGCCGAGATGTCGAACTGATAGTCGAGCACATCGGCCGGGTCCTTGGCCGGCCAGGAAAGCGGCGGCAGCGCCACCGCCACGCTGCCGCGGGGCACGGGGACGAAACTGTCGAGCAGCAGGACGCGCGCGCTGCTCGGGCGCCAGACATGGGTGGCCGTGGTGGGCATCGAACGCTCCTGGGATGCGAGGGTGGGTGCGTGCGGTCAGGACGGGGGGCGCGCTACCAGCGGACCATCACGACGCCGGCCGCGCCGGGGCAGCCATTCGACGCGCCGTTGTAGGGGCCGCCGGCGCCGGACCCGTAGGCCTGCCCGTTGCCCGGCGCACCGCCGCCCGACACCGGTCGGCCGCCGCCGCCCCAGAGCGAAGCGCCGCCGCCACCGCCCACGCCGTTGGATGCACCGTCCGAGCCGTAGCCGCCGATGATGTTGATGTCGCCGCCCGCCCCCGCGCCGCCCGCGCCGCCGGACGGAAATCCGGTGTAGCCCTGCGAGCTCGACCCGGTGCCCCCGGTAGCGTTGCAGAACGCGCCGAACGAGGACGTGCCGCCGTTGCCGCCGCTCCCGCCGCCGCCCCCACCGCCGCCGCCGCCCACCGTCACCGCGATCGAAGAGCCCGGCGTCACGGTGCAGGCGCGGATCGCGGTGCCGCCCGCGCCGCCGCCGCCGGAGGAGGTTCCGTTGGTGCAGGCCGCGCTGCCGCCGCCGCCGCCGGTGACCGTCACCTCGACGAGCGTGACGCCGGCCGGCACGACGAACGTGCCCGAGGACGTGAACACCTGCCGCCCGGAGGCAAAGCCCGGCCGCAGCGACGGCAGCTTGAACGGCACGAACGGCGCCGCGGGCAGCGCGGCGATGCTCGCGCCGGTTATCGCCGACTGGCCGTAGTTGACGGTGACGACATAGAGCCCGACCCAGCCATTGTCGGTGGGCGGCGTCGCCTGCGACCCCGCATTGGCGGGCGCGCCGGCCTTGAGCTGAAGCGACACGCGCTGCAGCCGCGCGGTGTTCTGCGCAACGCCGCTGTTGTTGGGCCCGCTATAGGGCTGCGACGGGTTGGCCGCGTTGTAATAGGGCAGAATGATCGGCGCCGTGTCGCTCTCCAGCAGCGTCGCCTGGATGAGGTAGTTCACCGCCTGCCCCGAGGTGGTGGGCGCGGTCAGCGTGAACGACGTCGGCGCGACATTGACGCCCATCTTCAGCAGCGGATCGGTCGCGTCCGCCGGCAGCGATCCGTAGGCGAGCGCGTCGACGACGCCGAGCTGCGTGATCGAGCCCGGCCCCACCGTGACCGTCATCGAGGCGGGCAGCGTCGGCGCGCAGGCGAGGCCGTCGACCACCGTGTTGGTGCCGAGCACCGCCTGCGCGAGATAGCCGATCGCGATCATGGCGTTGCGGTTGACGGAGAGCAGGTCGGTGTCGAGCGGGATGCTGCCGGGATAGACGAGGGTGCGGTCCATGATGCGCTCCGTGGGGATCAGTTGCTGATGCGGGTCCAGGCGATCGCGGTCGCGGGCAGCACGCCGGCGACCGCCTGCGCGATCTCGGCGTCGGTGACCTGGCCCTGCACCATGTCGAGGCTTGCGTATTCGATCCCGCCGCCACCCCAGCCGCCCGCGGCGCTGCCCCAGCCGGCGACAGCGGCGATGCCGTTGCCGTGCGGGCGGTAGGCGGTGACGAAGCACTGGAACGGCAGCGCGAGGCTGCCCCAGCCGCCGGCGGCGCCGTAGCCGAACGCGCAGGCGCCCTGACCCGGTCCGCGGCCGCCCCAGCTGCCGGTGTCGCTCACGCGCCCGGGCTCGAACACGGCCGGCGCACGGCCGGTCAGGTCGGTCAGCACGGCGACGATCGCGCCGCGCGTGCCGTGCTCGCGCAGCAGCGCGCGGCCGATGCGGGCGCGATAGGCGTCGTCGCCCTGACCGGGCGCGCGCAACAGGCTCGAGCCGAAGAAGTCCTGCGCGATCACGTCCAGCCACACGCCGGTCGCAGTCGCAATGCGCGTCTGCGCACGGGTGAAGGCGAGCAGCTCGTACAGCCACGCCCAGGACGCGGCGAGGCCCGCGAGCATGGCGTCCAGAAGCGGGGTCGCGTCGGGAAACCAGCGCGCGGGCAGCGTCGCCTTCAGGCGCGCCAGCATGTCCTGCATGTCGCCGATCATCAGGGCGGTCCTTGCGATGGGGCAGGCGTCAATCGACGACGACGGTGCCGGCCTTGATCACGCCCGAGACCGTGGGCGCGATGTCGGCCGCGGCGCCGTTCAGCGTGATCTGGGCGGCGTTCGCGACCGCCTCGTGCGCGCCGTAGGCAATCTGCGCAATGCGGGTCAGCGGCAGCGCGGCACCGATCGGCAGCGTGTTCAGATAACTCGCGATGGCCGCACCCACCGCGCTCGCGACCGCCGGCTTCTGCGCGCCCGGCATCACCGCGACGGTGAGCGACACCGCGACCGGCGTCACCGTCGGCGGCTGCACGGCGAAGCTCGTGCCGACCGGGCGCACCGCGTCGATCGCGTTCGCGACCGTGGTCAGCAGCGAGGCGGCGGGGCTGCCCGATCCGTCGTCGACAGTGACGACGAAATGGCCCATGCGCGCATTCCCGCCCGCGTCCATATTCTCCTGGATCGCGTATTGCAGGCCCTGCTGGATGCCGTCGATCGCGTAGCCGATCGCGACCGGCGTCGCGCGCGAGCGGCTGTTGATGTAGTTGACGAACCGCGCGCGCAGCGCGTTGTCGCTCTCCGCATCGAGGCCGTTGGCGAAGGCCGCCGCGTTGGTGACGGTATCGACGCCCGGGATCGCGGTCGCGAGCAGCGTCACCGATCCGGCCTGCACGTTGCCTGCCGCGCCGGGCGCTTGCGCCGCGACCGGAACGTCGAGCGAAGCAGCGCTCGCCGCCAGCACGTAGCCGCCCGAGGCGGCCGACCACGCCGCATTGCCTTCGTCCTGCGTCACCGAAAACAGTTGCGCGCCGTCCGCGGTGCGCACGACTGCGCCCACGGGCACGAGTGCAGCGAGGCCCGGCGTGTAGCGCGCGAGCGTCACCGTGCCCGTGGCCGGCACCGCGGCAAGGCGCGTGATCGCGAAATCGGCCATCCACGTGTCGAGGTCCGGCCCCGTGCTGCTCGCCGCGCGCGTCGAGCGCAGCACGAGCAGGATCAGCCACTGCATCCAGAGCGCGACGCCCGCATTCGCCTCCAGCACCGCGCGCAGCGTGGAGCCGACGGTCAGGTCCAGAAGCTGCGTCGCCGAGGATTGGACGGCCGCCGCCATGCCCTGCACGAGCGAGGAGAAATTGCGCAATTCGAGCTGCATCGGTCAGGCCCCCACGGTGAGGGACAGGATCTGCGTCTGGCCAGTGTCGGCGTCGGCGTAGCGCACGGCGACGGCGACCGTGCCGCTCTGCCCGCCCGGCGCCGACTGCACGTCGATCACCGGCTCGGGCGTGCGCGCGACCGCCGGCTCCTTGAAGATCTGGCCGCGGATGACGGCGCGGATGCGCAGCGCATCGGCGGGCTGGCCCACCATCGCGGCCAGCCCCGCGCCGTAGTCGGGTTGCCACACATAGTCGCCCGGATTGGTCAGCAGCCGCCGCAGCACGCGCTGCTGCGTCAGCAACGGGCCGGACGCGGTCGCGATGTCGCCGGTCGGACCTGTGGTCAGGTCCGAGCCGAACTGGTGCGCGATGTCGGTCATGATTCGGAGTGGTCCTTCGCGGGAAGGGCGGCGCTCAATCCTGCGGCGTGGGCGTCGCGCCGCCGCCATGCGTGTGCACGTCGTAGTGGCGGCGCAGCCGGTCGAGCGAGCCGCTGCGGTCATAGACATCGCCGTTGACATGCAGGTCGCCCTGCACGCGCACCGTCCCGTCGGCGACGAGCTTGATGAAGCTGCCCGACTGATGGACGAGCCACAGCTCGCCCGCGGGCGCGGCCGGCGCGGGCCGCGCGTCGCTGAAGGCGCGGCCGACGATCACGCCGTGCTCGGCATCGCCCTCCTGCGCCAACACCAGCACCTGGTCGCCCGGCGAGGGCGGGCAGGACATCCCCCAGCCGGCCCCGATCCAGGGCGAAAGCACCGGCAGCCAGCCGGTGAGCACGCCCTCCGGCTGCAGCGTCACGCGCGCGGTCGCGGCGGCGGGATCGACGGACGCGACGAGGCCGAATCGCGCCTGTCCCTGCGCCTGGTCGAGCGCGCCCGCCTGCGCCTTCATCGCGTTGATGAAGCGTTCCATGTCGTTCGTCCGTTAATGGAGGCGCTAGTTGGTGACGCTGCCCACGATGTCGGCGGGCGTCGTCGCCTGGGACGCGGGCGAGGTATTGCGCGCGCGCAGATGCTGCGTGAAGCCGCCATGCGCGTGCAGCCGTCGCGCGATACGGTCCACGTAGTAGCTCTGGTCGAAGGCGGTGCCCGTGCCGGCGAGTGCGATGCGTCCGCGCGGCGTGATCGCGAGTTCGCCTGGCATCGTGATCGACACCACGCGCTCGTGGCGCGACAGCTCGGCGAGCCGCGCCTGCGCGAGTTTCAGCGCCTGGTCGGGCGTCAGGTTCGGCTGCACGAACACGTAGCGCTGCGGCGGTCCGCCCGCGCCCGTGCCGCCGCCGCTCCCGCCTTGCCGGCGCGACGGCCCGCGCGCGGTCTGCGTAAAGGCGTTCTGCTGGCGGCTGTTCCAGCTCTTCACCGTCACCTCGATGTCGCGCGCGAGCGTGAGCGCGCGCTCGCAGCGCAGGTCGGTCACGTCGGCGGGCGTGAGCACCGCGAGCGGCGCCGCCCCGTCCGGCGACTGCGGCTGGAAGAACAGCGTGTTGCCGGAGACGAACAGGTCGAACCCCTCCTGGCGCGCGAGGAAGGCGAGCAGGTCCCACTCCGTCGTCGCGCGGCTGAACTGGTCGAGCGTGATGCGGTCGTGTTCCGCCTGGTAGTAGCGGCCGACCGGCGTCGTCGTCGCCGTGACCTGCGCCTGCAGCCCGTGGCGGCCGGCGAGGATGGCGGCGATCTCGCTCGCGGTGCGGTTCGCGAAGGTCTCCTGCGTGCGGGTCTCGATCAGCGGCGCGGAGCGGTCGCGCCCGTCGAGGCGCAGCGTGCCGCGCACCGGGTCGAGCTCGACCGTGTCCACGCTGCCTTGCAGCAGGCTGATGAAGGCGAGGCCGTCGAGGCTGAACTGCACGTCGATCGCGATGTCGGCGGTGGCGGCCCAGAACGCGGCGCCGGCGGGTCCGGCCGCGCCGAGCGCCACGGCGAGCGCGAAATGGTCGGCGCCGTAATGGTTGTTGGACGTGACCTCGGCCCATTCGACGCCCGCGAGCGGCTGCCCGGCGGCGAGCACGCGCAGGCGCGGCGTGCGCAGGTCGGCGCGCGCAAGCAGCGTCCCGCTCACTGCGCGGCGATCCCGCCGCCGGCACCGGGATCGGGGTCGGGCAGAAGCAGGGTCACGACGCCCGAGATCATCGGGTCGGACAACCCGTTCAGCTCCGCGATGCGGATCCACTGCGTCGCGTCGCCGAGCTGGTCGGCGGCGATGCGGAACAGGTTGCCGCCGGCGATGGTGATGGTGCGCATGTTCGATCGCCTGTTTGTCAGGTGCTCGCGTTCGCCAGATTGACGGCCGCGCGGCCGGCAAAGGCGCGCGCGAGCGCGAGCTGTCCGAGCGCGCCCGACGCGTCGGCGGCGGCGCCGATCGCGGCGACCACGCCCGCGGGCCCGCCCGTGCCGAACAGCGCGCCCCCGAGCCCGACCACGGACGATTCCGGCCCGGCCGCCGCGGCCGCGAGGCTAAGGTCGGCGCCGGCCAGGCCCGCGCGCGCCGCGTCGTAGGCAGCGGCGCCGCGCGTGGCGAAGCCGGGCGCCGCCGTCGCGGCCTGTGCGGTCGACAGATCGGCAAGGCCGGCCGCGGCGAAGGCTGCGCCGGCAAGATCGGCCAGCACGCCGCCCGCGAGCGAGAGCGCGGTGTCGATCAGCGCGCCCGCCTCGTCGCGCAGCACCGTGCAGGTAGCGCGATAGGGAACCCAGCCGCCGTTCTGATACTCGGCGGCGAAGCGGCTCACGACGACGGAGTAGAAGAACACGTCCCAGGTCAGCGGCAGCACGGCGCCGGAGGCGCGCAGCTCGTCGAGCGTGCGGGCGCGCAGGGTCGCGTCGGGTCCGGTGAAGATGCCGGAGAAGGTGATCTCGGTCTCGGCCCGGCCCAGCGCGTCGATCACGCGCCCGCCGCCCGGCAGATCGTGCACGGCGATCCGCTGCTCGCCGCCGAACGCGACGGCGGAAGCGACCTCGAAATCCTGGAAGGCGAGCGGACCGAGGATCAGGACGACATCGGACATGGCGCGGTGCCTTCAGGGTGTCGCAGCGGACGCGCCGGTTCGGTCCCCGTCACGAGGATCGCCGGAATGCGGATCGGGTCGATGAAGCCGGACAGGTCGGGCGGGCCGTCCTCGTCGCGATGGACCAGGATCGGCATGCGGATGCCGTGGATCACGTGCGTCTCCGTCAATGGCCGGTCGGCGCGCCGGGCCAGAGCGGGGTGATGCGCGGATCGACGCCGCTCGTGCCCGCGCCGGGGCGGACGATGGCGCGCGCCAGCGTGTCGTCGAGCCAGCGCGCCATCACGGCGCCGTCGAGATAGACCGAAACCGCCGCCCCCTCCGACCGCCGCTCCGCCGTTGCGGCGGTCGTGCGCGAGGCCTCCGCCGCGTCCGTCGCCGGCGCGCGGGCAGGGGCCGCCGGCCGGCCGACGATCGGATCCAGCGCCGCCCTGGACGGCGGCGATGCCGGTGGCGCCAGCGGCGCGACGCTCGGCGGCGCGTCGCGCCGCGCCGGACTTGCGGCGGGGAGCGACAATGCCGGCGGACGGAGAACGGGCGACGCGAGCGGCGCCGATCCCGTGGCAAGCCGTGCCGCGTGCGGGCGCGGCGCCGGCTCGCGATGCGCCCGCGCGTGCGGCGCTGGCGCGTGCGCCGCCGATTCGCGCGCCGGCGCGGCGGACGGCGTCTGAGCCGGCGGTGCCGGCGCGATGGCCGGTGGGCGCGGCGCGTTCGGGATCGGCTCCGCACGCGCGGGCGCCACGGCGGGTCGTGCCGGCTCTTCGGCGCGGAGCGGAGGCGGCAACGGCGCGGGCGGGTCAGACGCGGCCGGTGCCGTTCGGGTCACGACGATTGGCGCGAGCGAGATCGGTGCAGGCCGAGGCGCCGGCGATGCGACCGGTGCCGGCACCGGCGCGGGCCGCTCCGCCGCGGGCGCGGGCGTTCCGGAGACATCGCGCGCCGCCACGACCACGCGCCGTGCGGCCTCGACCGGATCGCCCGCCTCCACCGTCGCAGCGCGTGCAGGCGCCGGCTGCGGCCAGGGCGGCACAGCGGCCGGGTGCGGCGTCGGAAGCGCGGGCGCGCCCGCCTCGGCGGCCAGCGCCCGGAGCGCCCGGAGCCGGGCGGCGGAGGCCTCCGTCGCGCGGTCGAGGGCAGCGAGTTCGGCGCGGATCGCGGCGATGCCCGCGCCCACGCCGTCCTCGAGCGCGAGCGTGATGCCGATCGTATAGGCGTCGATCACCGCAGCGCCTCCCCGATCGCATCCGCCGCCGCCGCGCCCACGCGCGAAGCCGCATCCAGCGCTACCGCGGCGGCGACGGGTGCGAGGAACGGGCGCGGCGGAATGCTGCGCGTGCCCAGCTCCTGATCGACCGCGGCCGGATCGGTCGAGCCGACCGTCGCCCGCTCGCCCTCGGCCGCGTCGCCGATGCTGTCGTGCAGCGCGCCCGTCCGCCGCCACGGCACGCGATGGTCGCCGCCGGGCGGATCGGCCAGCACGCTCGCGACCGCGCCCGCGAGCGAGGCCGCCTCCGCGGCGAGCGCCGCGCGCGCCGCTTCCGACGCCGCCGCCGTCGCGCGCGCAAGCGCCCGATCGAGCGCCGCGAGCGCGCCGCCGCCTTGCCGCCAGACGATCATCGCAACATCCCTCAATCGACCCAGGCCAGCGCGCGCCAGTCGAACGCGCGCCCGTCGAGCGTGCCGAGGGCCACCACCCAGGCCAGCCGCTCGGTCTCGTCCAGGCTGAACGCCACGTCGAACGGCACCCCGTTCCTGACCAGATACAGGCAGTCGATCAGGTCGGGGTGCCGGCTCAGTTTCCCGCGTCGGCCGCCACCTGCGCGCGCGGTGGCGCCGCCTCCTCGGGGGCGAAGGCAGCGGCGGCGGCGGCGATGCCCGCCTCGCCCAACCGCGCGACCGCGGCCTCGATCATCGCCTCGCTCGCCGGCTGCGGCATCGGCACGCCGTCGATCGCGCGCACCGAGCAGGCAAGCATCGCCATCCCGAGCCACGTGTCGTTGCGCGCCAGCTCCGCACCCGCCGCCTTGAACAGCCGCAGCCGGTCGAGCACGCCGAGACGCGCGATCGTCAGCACACGACCCTCCGCGTCGCGCACGTCATGCGCGGCGGCGGCAGCGGCGACGATCGCGGCACTCGGCGTCATCAGACGCGGCTCCGCCGGGCGGCGAAGAACTCCAGCTTCTGCTTGACGCTGCTGTCGCCCTTCCACTGCCCGGAGCTGGCGAGCTTGAACACGACGCGGTCGTATTGATAGGTCGAAGTCGACCCGTCCGGCTCGGTTACGTACTGGTAGAGCGTGCCCGACGGCACCACCGAGCCCGCATGGTACTGCGTCTCGGCGGCGGCGATGAAATCATCGGCCGCCGAGTTGCCGCGCTCGATGTCGAAGCTGCCGTCCCAGCCCTTCGGCAACTCGGCCGCCATCTGCGTGCCGTCGAGCCGGTCGACGCGCACCGGCTGCGTGACCTGGCGCGATTCGAAGCCGGTCACATGCGTCAGGTCGATGCGCCCCGCGGGGCCGATGACCACGAGCTGACAGTCGCGGCCGAGGGAGAAAGTGGGGTTCGCCATGATCTACGATCTCCTTCAGGCCGGCTGACCGGAGGGCAGCGTCTGACGGCTGACCTGGACGGTCTGGCCGCCCTCCATGTTGACGATGAACTTCTCGTTGATGGCCTGGTAGCGCACCTGCGCGTCGGACTGGACGTAGCCGAGGCCGGTGCGGCTCGCCGGGTTGTTCGACGTGTCGCACACGACGGCGAACGGCGCCGATCCGTCGGTGCTGCCGAGCAGCCCCTGCGAGAGCATGTTCTGCAGGAAGCTGAGCTGCGTCGCGCGCACGCGGCGGAACAGGTCGGCGTTGATGACCTGCCCCACATACTGGCCCATGCCGGCGGCGAGCGTGGCGGCGATGTAGTTCGTCATGCGCGTATAGTTGTCGCCGTTGATCGCCGCGTTGGAGGACGCGTTGTGGCCGCCGCGCACGCCCCAGAACGCGCCCGCCGGCTGCGGATTGGCGATCACGTCGATGCCCGCGCCGAGCAGCGCGGAGAGCTCGGCGGCCGAGTAGGAGGTCGCCTGCCCGGTCCCCGGCGCGCCGGATTTCTGGCTGCCGACGACGCCGTAGAGCTGCTTGTTGAGGCTGCTCTGCTCGGGCGAGAGGTTGGCGAGGCGGCCGGCGGCGAAGCCCTGCGGCGATACCAGCCGCACGGTCGCGTTGACACGGTCGTTCCACCACAGCCAGTCGCCGAACATCAGCTTGGCCGCGTAGCTGTCGAGGCCGGCCGACTGCTTGGTGGCGATCGCGTTCTGCACGCTGTCGCCCGCCGGTCCGGTGAGGATCATGTAGACGCCCTCGGAGAGGCCGAAGCCCGCCTGGGTCGTCCACTGCGCCGGATCGTCCGCGTCCGCCAGCAGCGCGATGCCGCAATTCTGGCCGCGCAGCGCATACATGCCCGTGCGCGGCACCACGTCTGCGCCGACCAGGGTGGCCGCCGAGACCTGCGCGCCGTCGCTGCCGGGCGTGCCGGCGCCGAGCGTGACGGCGAAGGCCGAAGGCGTCGCGGTGGTGCCGCCTGCGTTGAGCACGACGAGCTGGGAGGGTCCGCGCTGCACGCCCGTCCCGGTGTTGACCGCGGCGGCGAGCGCCGTCCAGAACGCGGCACCCGCGCCGGCGATGTTGTCGAACACCTCCGGCTGCAGCCCCGGCAGCGTCACGGTGAGCCGCCAGGAGCCGGCGCGGCTGCCCGGCGCGAGCGTCGCCGCGATGGCGTTGCCGAGCGTGCCGGAATAGAGCGCGGTGATGGTCGCGGTGGTGCCCGGGATCGCGATCTGGGCGGCGGTGTCGGTGCCGTCGGTCGCGCGGACGCAGCGGAAATCCTGTGCGCCCTGCTGCACCGCGACCGCGACCTGCGTGCCCATGTCGAACTTGCGCGCGACGATCGGGCCGAAGATGCGCGCATAATCCGCCATCGTCGCCACGATCACCGGCTGCCCCACGGGCCCCCAGGACGCGGTGCCGACAATTCCGAGCACGTTGGTCGGCACGCCGTTGAGCACCAGGTTCTGCGGTGCCACGATCTGCACGTAGAGATCGGGGACGACGAGGGCGGTGGTGTTGATGCTGCCCTGCTGGACGATCGGCATGGCTCAGCCCTCCTGCCGGCGGAGGACGCGCACGACGCAGCCGGCGTGCTCGCCTTCCAGGATTTCCGCGATGCGCGCGGCGTCGGTCACGACGTCGCCGCGGGCGAAGCCGCCGAACGGCCTCGCCACCACCAAGAAGATCTCCATGCTGTCTCCTGAAACTATCCGGTGAAGGAAGCGGCGTTGAGCACGAGGTCGCCGAACAGCATCGCCGGCTGCGCCTGCACGAGCGTGGTCGGGTATTCCGCGTCGTAGAGCAGGTCGCGGCGATACAGGGACGCGTCCTGCGACTGGTCGAACACCGTCGTGCCCTCGAAGCGCAGCCGCGCCGGCGTGCCGTCGGCGAGCGGCAGGAACGCCACGCCCGCGAGCGCCGCGTCGATCGCGGCCACCGCCGTGTCGCGCTTGGCCGGCGTCGGGCACCAGCAGACGATGCGGAAGCGCTGCATCTGCCGCCGCGTCTCCTGCACGCCCGTGCCGTCGGCAACCGTGCGCGCGACGAGGCGCGAGACGCCGGGGATGGCGAGCGTGGCACCGTCGAGCTGCACCGTCCGCTCGGCGCGGATCAGCGCGGCGAGGATGGCCGCGACCGATTCCGGCGTGTCGCCCGCGAGCGTGCGGTGGACGGTGCTGATCCCGTCCGCGAGCACGCCCGCGAGCTGGCCCGCGCTCGCCTCGCCCGCGAAGGCGACCATATCGCCGGTGACGGTCGCGCGCAGCGCCGGCGCGGGCTGCGCCGTCACTTGCCAGGCGTTCGGGTAGCGCGTGGTGTTGCGCGTCGCGTGATCGACCGGGAAGACGGTGACGTTGACGCGCCCGGCCGCGAGGTCCGCGTCCAGCGCCGCCGGGTTGGGCCAGCCGCGAAAGACGCGGCAATCGACGCCGCACACGCTGTCGGCGTCGGTCCCGGCGGGATAGAGCGCGGCCGCGACCGCGCCCACGAGCGCGATTTCCACATCCGACTGGTCGGCCATCAGGTCGTCGCCTGCTTGGCCGAGAGTCGCCAACCGAGGGGGGTGAGCTCGGCGGCGGCGACGACCGCGGTGCGCGCGAGATCGTCGGTGACCAGGTCGCCGGTGCGCAGCGTGACGCCGGGCCATGCGGGCAGCAGCACGGTCCAGTACGGCACGCTGGCGTCGCTCGGCAGATCGGCCTCGGGCCGGCCGCTGCCGCCCGCGCCGAGCACGCTCGCCGGCCAGTTGCCCATCAGCGGCGTCGCCGCGGACAGGGTTACGCCGCCATATGCGTTTGCGCCGGGCGCAGCCGGGGCGGCGGGACGGGCGAGCGAGATCGTGCGGTTCGCTTGCACGCACAGCACCGGCAGCAGCTTCTGCTGCGCGGCGACGAACCAGACGTCCTCGCCCTGCACCAGATAGTCGCCGACGCGCGTATAGGCCGCGTCAAATACGCCGTGCCACAGCGCGGCGCCGAACGCGTTGGGCCGCGCGAAGCGGTTGTCGGGCGCGGAGAACGCGGCCGGCAGGCGCAGGAAGCGGTTGGTGCGCGCGAGCGGATCGTCGGCGGCCGACGGACGGTATGCGTCCGTCAGCCGCCCGATCGCGCGCGCGGCGGCGCCGAGTCCGCGGCTGATCCGGTCCTGCAGGAGGGTCGGGTCCATCTCACACCACCAGCCCGATCCCGGGGTCGGCAAGCGCCGGCCCGGGCGGGACACCGAGGAAGCCGCACAGGCGACGCGACCACTGCGCGAGCAGCGCGGTGCGCTCACGCAGCTCGTCGCGGTTGCGCGTCCACACCGCCGCCTGGTCGGTGTCGAGATTGGCCGCCGCCTGCGGCACCGCCGCCTCCAGCGCGCGCAGCGTGGCCAGATAGCTGCGCGCGACCGCGAGCTCCGCGTCCGAGAGGTTGCCGAGCCGGTATTCGAGCACGCCGTAGGCCTGAAAGAAGCGCCAGCCCTGGAAGCCGGCCGCCCCTGCCCCGTACGCCGGATAGCCGCAGAACCGGCGCGCGTCGGTCTTCTCCGCGTCGGTGAACGGCATCAGACGTATGACCCGTCGCCGCGCGTGAAGAACACGGTGCCGCTGCCCGTCGTCAGCAGCGCCGCCGCGTAGGTGATCAGCGGATTGACGCCGAGCAGCGCGCGCCCGTTCGGCAGCACCGGCATGTCGGCCGCCGTGGCGGCGACCGTGGGGTCGGCGCCGAGGCGGACGAAGGCGGTTGCGGCCGAGGCGTTGGTCACGAGGAGGCTGTCGCCGCCGCCCGCGAGGGCGACGCTCGCCGACGCGGTCCCGGCGGCGAGCGAAGCCGTGCCGGCGGGGCGGAAAGGCTGCGAGGATCCGATGGACATGGTCGTTCCGCCCCTTGTTGCCGGTTCAGCCGACGTGCTCGACCATCACCGCGCGCTTGAACGCGGCGTTGGTCGCGGTGGGCACCGTGGTCGGGTTGGTGGTCGTGTCCGACGGCGCGCAGAAGCCGCCGATCCAGTACCAGGACTGCGCGATGATCTGCTGGAGCCGGTCGATCGGCTCGCGCGTGACCATGGCGACGCCGTCGACCACGCTGACGATGCTGTCCTTCGGCGCCACGTCGTCGGCGGCCATGCCCTCGAAGTCGCCCTCGATCAGCGCCCCTTTGCCGCAGATGATCGGCCGGCGCACGACGAGGCCCGACAGCGTCGGGTGCGCCTGCACATAGGCCTCGGTGGTCGGGATGAAGCGCAGGCCGAGGAAGTCGTTGACCATGCCCTGGCGGAACACCTGGTTCGCCGAGGTCGCGCCCTGGAAGAGCTGGCGGAAGTCGGGATCGGCGAAGAGCTGACGCGCGGAGACGGGATCGAGGTAGCAGTTGTACACCCCGTCGATCTCGGGCACCGCGTTGAGCCGCAGCTTGGCGACGCTGTCGAGCAGGCAGGACATGGTCAGCGTGTCGCTGGCGCCGAGTGCTGCCGTGGTCGCGCGCTGCGCGGGACGGACGATCACCGACGCGCTCGCCGCAGTGACGGCGTTGCCCGCCGTGCCGTCGCTGACCGATACGTTGGCCGAGAGCGTCAGCACGCCCGACATGCCGTTGGGCGCGGTCGAGGCGTTGGTCGCGTCCACCGCGACGCCGACCAGCGTATAGACGCCCGCGCCGATGGTGACGGTGAGCGAGCCCGCGCCGCCGACCGCGACCGGCACGCCGTTGACGAAGGTGGTCTGAAAGCCGCGCACGTCATCGACCGCGACCTGCGTGCCCGGCGCACCGAGCGTGGTGCGCACGCGGGTGTTGCCGCCGAAATAGGCGCCGAACAGCGCGTTGCGCGCCAGCTCGTCGAGGCTGCGCGCGGCCTGCTCGCCGTTGGCCAGCGCGTTCTGCATGAACTGGCTGGCGATGCCCACGCGCGACGTCACCATGTTGAGGTCGGTGGTCGCGGCGTAGTGGTTGATCGAGAGCGTGTATTGCTCGACGCCCCAGGTGCCGGGCGTCAGGCCGTTGTCGAGATTGGTGTTGGTCGCCGGCGCGAGCGGCGTCGTGACCGAGGGCTTCAGGCCGGCGCGGGTCTTGGTCAGCGTCTCGCCGATGCCGACGGCGATCGTCTCGCGGTCGGCGACCGCGCGGTAGCCGAGGCGGGAGGTCAGCGCCTGCTGGAACTCGCGCTCCAAGAAACCCTGCTGGATGATCGGCTGCAGGGCGGCGGGGAAGTTCTGGATACCCATCGTGTCGGTTCCTTTCTCAGAAGCGGCGCTTGAGGAGGGCGGCGCGGGCGACGCGGTACTCGGCGTCGGTCATGTCGGTGGCGCGCTTTTCGGTGGGCGGCTGCGCCGGCGGCGCCGCGGCGGTGCTGGAGGAGCTCGCGGTGCCGAACAGCCAGGGCTTGTCGCGCTTGAGGCGCGTCATCACGCCCGCTGCGTCCTCGACCGCGCCGTGCTCGCCGAGCTTGAGCGCGCCCATGTCGAGCAGCTTGAGGCCGTCGAGATCGACCATGCCGTGCCGCACGGCCTCGGCCTTCATCTCGGCGCGGATCAGGCGGGCCTCGGTGTCCTTCTGCACGGCGGTGAGCTGCTGCTCCAGCGCTTCGGCGCGGGCGCGCAGCTCCGAGAGCGCCTTGTCGGCGCCCGGATCGACGGGGTCGGCCATCACGGTTTCCTGCTCGGTTTGCGGTCGGTTGGCGCGCGCGGGATAGCCGCGCGGTCGGCGGCGATGCGCGCGAGTTCGGCGGGCACGTCCTCGATGTCGTAGCTGTCGGCGATCGCGCGCACGGCGGTCTCGCGGCTGATCTGGCCGGAGCCGGCGAGCGTGCCGAGGGTCTGCGCGTCGCGCTGCCGATCCTCGGCGCTCGGCGCATACCAGCGCGGCCACACGAGCGACAGGCGCGCGTTCGGGTCGAGCGGGCCGACCGCGTGACCCATCACGCGCAGCGGATAGATGCGCGAGGCGGCGAGCACCATGCGACCGAGCGCCAGGAGCGCGCCTTCGCCGTAGCTGACGCGCAGATTGTCGGCGAGCCAGATCAGGCCCTGGTTCATCATCTCGAGCGCGCGGCCGGACTGCGCCGCGGTCAGGCGGTCGGCGCTGGCGCGGTTGCCGTGAACGCTCTCCAGCGCGAGTTCGCGCAAAGTGCGCACATACTCGATCACGGCCGCCGACGCAGTGCCGCCGATCTCCAGCAGCCGCGCATCGCCCTTCTCGCTGACGACGAGCGCGTTACCCGCGCCCTTGACGATCTCGCCGTCGGAGGTCGCGGGTTCCTTGATCAGCAGCGTCGGGTCGCTGCTGTATTTCAGCCCGCGCCCGGCCTGGCTGAGCTGGTAGTCGATCTCGATCTGGCTCTCGATCGCGGCGCGGAAGGTGCAGGCACCGTCGGCCGCGTCGCCGGTGGACGACGGTCCCGGCAGGTTGCGCACCCAGACGAGCGGCACGAAGCCGAGGCCGTGACGCACGCTGCGCACGGGGTCGGGCGCCGGCGGCGTATCGTCGCCGACCGGTTGCGGCAGAAACCACGTCTCGTCGGTCGCATCCCAGATGCGCGCGAACCAGTACTCCGCGTCCGGGTCCGGCAGGTCGTAGCCGGCCGCGGCGAGGGCGGCGCCCGCGACCTTGTAACGCTCGCGCACGCTCATCAGCGTGTCGGGCGCCTCCGGGTCCATGGCCGGGGTGAGCCAGGTCGTGTCCAAAGCCGCGAAAAACACCCGGCCCCGCAGCACGCGCATCTGGATCGCGACGGAGCCGACCGCCCCGCGCAGCGCCGCGTCGATCATCACCTGGTTGAGCCGGCACTCCTTGACCACGTCGGCGAGCACGTCGCGGACGGCGTGGTCAGGGCTGTCGAAGCGCGGGAAATGGCCCTCGCTGAACAGCAGCGCCACGCTGTCCTCGACGACGACGCGGGCGAGCGCGTAGCGCACGCTCGGGCGGCGCATGCGCAGCGGGATGTATTCGCCGCCGGCGCCCCGCTCCTCGTGGAACTGGTGCGGCAGCACGTCGTAGATCGAGCCGTCGAGCACGCGCCGCAACGCGTCGAGCGCGCGGGCGCGCGCCGGCAGCGCCGCGTCCCGCGGCAGCAGGTCGCAGAGGGTCTGGAACATGCGATGTCCGTTGGTCGTGAGCCGCGATCGCGGCGGGAGAGACCGCGTGGGCGGCGCGGGTCGATATCTCGGGTCGGCCGGTTCGCCGTTGGCTACCGGCCCATGATCTCCACCCGCGCGCGCCGCCCCGGCTCCGGCTCGGCGATCAGCAGGGCGAAGCCGCGGGAGAGCGCGTCCACCTGGTCGTCCTTGGCGCCGTGCGGAAACTCGCGCAGCTCGTCGATGAAGGCGGCCGTCCAGGGCGCCTGCAGCACGGCGAGGTTGCCGGACTGCGCCTGCGCCATCACGGGCTCGGCGCGCTTGATCTTCGATCCCGTCTCCGGGGAGGCGCGCGTGGTGTAGCCGCGCAGCTCCTTCGCCAAGTAGGTCACCTGCGTCTTGCCCGCCTGCCCGGGGTCCTGCGGCAGGCCGATCACCACCTCGCGCCCGTCCCGGCTGGCGGTGCGCGCGATCGTGGCGCCGACCTCGGCCGCATCGCCGCGCAGGCGCACCACGTCGAGCACGGCGACGCGCCCGGCATCGTCGAGCGACAGCTTTACCCCCGCCGTCCAGTCCGGGTCGCCGCCCTCGCGCTCCGCGGTGGCGGCAAGGTCCCAGGCACGGATCGTGCGGCTGCCGGGCGGCACGGAGAGCGCCGCCAAAACCGCGATCCGCTCGACGCGGAACATGTTGCCCGCGTCGGGCCGCGGATCCTGCTGGAACAGCGCCGACCAGGCGCGCTCGCCCACGATGGCGCGCTTGCGTTCGAGCGCCGCGCGATCCTCCCATTCGGGCCAGAGCGCCTCACCCGGCGCGCGGCCCAGCGGGTCGTTCGCCTCGGCGAGCGCGGGCAGCCGCAGCGTGCGCCACTCGTCCGGCTGCAAGGCCAGCAGGCGGCCGCAGAGATCGTCGACGTGCCAGCGCGTCATGATGACGATGACGCGCCCGCGCGGCTTGAGGCGCGTGGTGAGGTCGGAGCGGAACCAGGTCCAGGTCGAGTCGCGCAGCGCCTTGTTGTCGGCGTCCGCCTGCGAGCGCACCGGGTCGTCGATAATCGCGAGGTCGGCGCGGCGGCCGGTGATCGGGCCGCGCACGCCGGTCGCGTAGTACTGGCCGCGGCGCGAGATCTGCCAGCGCGCGGCGGCGCGGTTGTCGGCAGTGAGCGCGTAGCCGAGGCGCGGCCCGTGTTCGACGACGAGGGCGCGCACCTGGCGGCCGAAATGCTCGGCGAGGTCGGCGGTGTGCGAGGCGGCGATGACGGAGCTGCCCGGATGGCGCACGAACCACCAGGCGGGAAACAGGATCGAGGCGTAGGTCGACTTCGCGCTGCCCGGCGGCATCAACACCATCAGCCGGTCGGTGCTGCCGTCGGCCACGCGTGCGAGCTCGTCGAGCAGCAGTGCGTGGTGCGCGGCGGGGTGGAACCCGGCCGCGACCGCCCACTCATGCAGGTCGGTGCGGATCCGCTGGCGGGTCTGTCGCTCGTGCGCGAAGGTCGAAGCATGGGTCGAGTCGATCGAGCTCGGCATCGGCAAGGTTTCGCGCCTCGATGGTGGGGGGAGCAGCGCGGGGCGTCGGAACTTTCCGCGCGTGGCAGTAGGGAGCGGCGAGGCGGGCGTAATTCGCCGCCGAGTCGAGGTCCCCGACGCGGTACTTGTCCATCATCGCTTCCAGGAGCACATCGAGCGGCGTCGGGTTGTCGGCGATGTTCATGGCGGCGGTTCGCGATCCGGGGTCCCTGAAACGAAGATGGCGGCGCTGCGCCCTCTCGCGCACACGCCGCCATCATGGCCGGAGTGATAGGATGGACTGGGGCACTCGGGCAAGGCGGATTTTCCTAGTAGCGGTTTTTTTTCTTCCGGTGCTGCTCGCCGCCGGATGCTCGGACGTCGCGGCGCTGCCGGGCCGCGTCTCTCGCAACATTGGCACGGGCGAAGTCGTCGCTGTGAGCGGGCTGGAGGGGCGCTGGACCGGGCCGGTCACGTCGTCCGATCCCGCCTGCGGCCCGGCGCGCAGCACCGGCCTGATGACGATCGGGCGGGACACGTTCGGCTTCGACCCGTTCCAGTCGACCACGGTGCTGCACGGCACGGTCGACGATGCGGGGCGGCTCGCGGGCGAGGCTTCGCGGCGCATGGGGGCGCAGACAACCCTGACCATGCGGCTCGACGCGGTTGCATCGCGGGACGCGGACGGCGCGCGGCGGATCGACGGCACGCTGGTTTCGGGCGCGTGCCGGTGGACCGTGGCGCTGCGCCGCGGCTAGGCTGTCCGCCACGACGCAGGGAGAAAACGCGATGGAAACGCCGACGGGATCGTACGACTACATCATCGTGGGCGCCGGCTCCGCCGGCTGCGTGCTGGCGGCGCGGCTGACCGAGGACACGTCCTGCAAGGTCCTGCTGCTGGAAGCGGGCGGGCGCGACAACGGGTTCTGGATCGACATCCCGGCCGGGTTCACCAAGCTGATGAACCACCCGACCTACAACTGGCTGTTCGAGACCGAGCCCGAGGACAATGTGCGCGGCCGGAAGATCCCGATTCCGCGCGGCAAGGCGCTCGGCGGATCGAGCTCGATCAACGGCATGCTCTACGTGCGCGGACAGCCGCTCGACTACGACACGTGGTCGCAGTTCGGCAATCGCGGCTGGTCGTACGAGTCGGTGCTGCCCTACTTCAAGAAATCCGAGAATTTCGAGCGCGGCGGCGACGAGACGCGCGGGCGCGGCGGACCGCTGAACGTGGCCGACATGCGCGAGCGCGCGCCGCTGCTGGACGCGTTCATCGCGGCCGGCGTCGCCGAGGGGTTCCCCCGCAACCCCGACTACAACAACGGCGACCAGGAAGGCTTCGGCTACTATCAGGTCACGCAGAAGAACGGGAAGCGCTGGTCCTCCGCGCGGGCCTATCTCGACCCGGCACGCGGGCGCCCGAACCTGCACGTGATCACCAACGCACAGGCCACGGGGCTGCTGCTGGAGGGCAAGCGCTGCGTCGGCGTGCGCTATCGCCAGGGCGGGACCGACCGCGAGGCACGGTGCAACGTTGAGGTCCTGCTGGCCGCCGGCGCCGTGCAGTCTCCGCACGTCCTGGAGCTGTCGGGCATCGGCCGACCGGAGGTGCTCGCCGCGCATGGCATCGAGGTACGCCACGAGCTGCGCGGCGTGGGCGAGAACCTGCGGGACCACTTCGCGCCGCGCATGAACTACCGCGTGAAGGTGCGCGAGACGCTCAACGAGCAGACGCGCGGCGTGCGGCTCGCGCAGGAAGTCGCGAAATACTACCTGATGCAGCGCGGCGCGCTGACCTTCACCGCGGGCATCGTCTACGGCTTCGTGCGCACGCGGCCGGAACTCGAGACGCCCGACATTCAGTACCACTTCGCGCACGCCAGCTACAGCAGCATCGCCAAGCGCAAGCTCGACACGCTGCCGGGCATGACGGTGACGATTTGCCAGCTCCGGCCGGAATCGACCGGATCGATTCATCTGAAATCACCCGACCCGATGGCAGCACCGGCGATCCGGCCGAACTTCCTCGCCGCCGAGGCGGATCGCCGCAGCCTCGTCGCCGGCATGAAGCTCGCGCGTCGCATCATCCACAACCCGATCCTCGACCGCTGGCGCGATTTCGAGATGAACCCGGGCGACAAGGTGCAGACTGACGACGAGTGGCTGGAATGGGCCCGCAACAACGGCCAGACGGTCTATCACCCGGTCGGCACCTGCAAGATGGGCCACGACCCGATGGCGGTGGTGGACGACCGCTTGCGCGTGCACGGAATCGCCGGTCTGCGTGTGGTGGACGGCTCGATCATGCCGACCTTGGTATCGGGCAACACGAACGCGCCGATCATGATGATCGCCGAGAAAGCGGCCGACATGATTCGCGAGGACGCGCGTCAGGAGGTGCGGGCCGCCGCCTGACCGTCACGCTGTCGTCGGCGGACTTTACAGCCCGGTCCAACGCGTGCCGCACATGCGAAGGAGAACAGGCACTTACCTCCTGGCACGGTCGTTGCTCATCTCTTGATCAGGAGCGGCGCGTAACGGAATTGTGAGCTGTACCGTTCCGGCGCAATGACGGATTGATCGAGCGAGGTCGGGTGATGGTGCGGAGGACAGTGGGCCGCGCGTGGATTTTCGCGGTCGTGCTCGCGGCACCGCTCGCGCATGTCGGTGCGGCGCGCGCCGCGATCGTCGCCAACCCCAATTTCGACCCGGCCGGCCCCGCCTTCCCGCCCTATGAGGGGCCGATCGCCGGCTGGACCCAGACGCCCGCCGCGCCGCCCTACCAGACCGGATCGTCTCCCTACGTCGATGCGGGCGGGGTTTATTGGGACAACGGCAGCGCTGCGACGGGCGTCTCCGGCAATGTCGGGTTCATCCACGTCTTCACCGGAGCGGCCATGGCGTCGCTGAGCCAGACGCTCTCGCTGACCGTGGGGAGCAGCTACACGCTCGCCTTCATGGACAACGCCCGCTTCGCCAGCAGCGACAACCCGCTGGTCAGCGCGAGCCTGGGCGGCGTGACGCTGATCGCGAGCCACATGGTTACGCCTGTTACGACATTCGACGACGCTTCGGTTCCGTTCGACATCGAGACCGCGACCTTCACGGCGACCGCCGCCTCCGAGACGCTGACGCTGACGGCCGCGCTCGCGCAGGGCGGCAGTGATGCGACGGCGCTGTTCGCGAACGTGACGGTGACGCCGTCGCAGACGCCGCCGCCGCCTCCCGTTCCCGAACCCGCAACCGTGCTGCTGCTCGGCACGGCGCTGGGCGGCTTTCTGACCCGGCGTTTCCGCCGGACCTGATTTTTCCACCAGACTGCATCTCAGCGGGGCGGCCCGGCGACGGGCCGCCCCCTTTTCATACGCCCCGCTCGCCTGTGCCGAGGGGGCGGGCGTCGAGCGCCGCGGCGTTAAGCGCGGTCACGATCATGTCGATCGCCTGGGCGTGCCAGCGCTGCACCGCCTTGTGGTCCGCACCGACCAGGGCCGCGAGGCGGCGCCACGAGTAGAGGTATCGCTCCGTCACCGGGCTCACGAGCGCACGCGCGCCCACGATCCGGCGCAGCACGTAGCGCTGCTGCGGGATGAGCGAGATCCAGCACAGCGCCTCGTCCATGCGCGTGATCATGGCGGCGGACGGGATGGCGGGGCGAAGCTGGCGTTCGCTCCAGCCGTAGCTCTCGGCGGCGCCGCGCACGATGTCGAGCGAGGAGCAGCGCAGCCCGGTCGTGTAGCCCGTGCGCGGGAGCGCAAGCAGCGACCGGCCCGCCTCCTCCAGCCGGTAGACGACATACTCGGCGTCGGCGGGCAGCGCGGCCCGGCGCGGATGGTCGAGCGGCAGGCTCCGGGCGGCGCGGGAGGCGGGCGCGACGGCGGTGGGGAAGGCGATGACGGTCATGGCGGGTCCGATCCGGCTGGGGTGGAGGGAGCGGTTCAGAGGAAGACGGGGAGCGGGTAGCCGGACCCGGCGAGCACGGTGCCCCGCGTCAGCGGCTCCCAACTGCGCGGGTGGCCGGGCGGCAGGGCGCCGCGATGCGGGTCGTCGCGGAAGGCGGGGCCTTGCGCCTGGCCGAGCGGGGGGCGGGGTGCGCCGATCTTCCGGCCCCGCTCGATGGTGGCGTAGAGGGTCGCCCCGAGCGCGGCGCTGATCGCGTTCCAGGTCTCCCCTTCGGCCCGCATGCGTCGCAGCGTTTGGTCCTGGGCGGGGGTCCAGGCGATGGATGCTAAGGGCAT